TTTACCTTCTCTTGAAGGGATAATGCAAGTGATTCAACACCACGATATGCTTTTGCATAATCACCAGCTGGAATACTACTAGAATAAAAATGGTATGAAAATAAAATGTTATGTTCTCTCATTCAAGCTTGTGGAAGAGGCATTAGATCAAAAGATGATCATTGTGTAACTTATATTTTAGACGCAACTGTACTCAATGTATTAAAAAATAACACTGATATTTTACCTAAATATTTTATCGACCGATTCGTATGATAAATATTTAGGTGAAGAATTACACATATCATTTTGAAATCAAGGACTTACTTACGCAGTTTCTAGCTGCGTTTAATGATTGTATTATTAAACGGTATGATAATGATAGGGTACCCAAAACAAATATTGAAGTAAGATATGTACTAGCTCCAAAACAGCGTGTCCTATATGACATCATAAATGAACAGCATAATATTACATTACCTGTAGTAGCTGTTAACATGACAAGTATATCACGTGATAATGACCGTGTGTTTAATAAATTGGATGGGTTTTATATGCAAAAGATATACAACCGAAACAGTGCAACATTTAGTAAAATACCTACACCAACACCTGTCAATATAACAGTTTCGCTTTCCATAATTGCAAAATTCCAGTCTGATATCGATCAGATTTTATCTAATTTTGTACCATATAATAACCCATATATTATAATTTCATGGAAGGTACCAGAATCAGCTGGGTTAAGTTATTATGGTGAGATAAGATCAGAAGTATTATGGGATGGCAATATTAGTCTTACACCACCTATAGAGCTTACATCATCTGACAAATATCATATTGTTGCTGATACAACATTCACAATAAAGGGTTGGTTATTCAAAAAGTTCGAAGAAGCATCGAATATTTTTGTTATTGATACAAATTTTTATAATCTAACAGCTAAATCAGGTCCCCCTCTAACACAAAATTCATACTTCACACTCTCTGGTATGAATTTAACGGGTGTAACAGAATCTTTTTCTATATCTGGTATACCTTCTGTTAGAAGTATTAATGCTAGAACATCCTTTAGCTCTAAAGCTCAAGCTGAAATTACACAAAATACAACAGTACGTAACCAGTTATCAAATCTAACATTTTCAGTAGGTGGTGAATGGTATAGAGATAGTGATGTTTTATATTTGATGTTATCATCAAACAATACTAGTTTATATCCAGGATTTACATCCATTTCTACAATTAAACAAGGTGCCGTAAGTGGGTTTCTTATTGATGATTTTACAATTGTTAATGATAAGTTATTATTTTTCACCTTACCATACACACAACAAACAGGAGATTTTACAATAGTTGTTGCAAATGAAGTGGGTTGGGATTCATCATATCAATCAAGAAATATTGTTTTTACACTTATTTGAGTTAAATATATAATAATATGGCAATACAAGAAAACAATACAGGTAAATCATCAACATTTGGTAGAGGTCTAATGACCTATATTGCACAAAGGTTGCCTTACTCATACAAAGAGGTAGATAACATCCAGGAAAAAAATCCTAAGTATGAGGTTTTTGCAAAAAATGGACCAAAGCGTTCTGAGGCATTAGCAAATAATTCGATAGCTATTGGAAATCAAGGTGAGCCTGGTGGTGGTCTATTTGCTGCTGATAAAAGTCTCCAATCTGTTCTTTATTCTAACGTTAATTCAGACAAGGCTGGTAGATTGCGTGATTATCGAATTATGGCAGCATATTCCGATGTCGCTGATGCATTGGATGAAATTTGTGATGAATTTATTAACAAAGATGAAAATGGTAATATTGTCAATTTAGAGTTTAGAGACAAAAAACTCACAGACGACCAACAACAAACGCTTACAAAAGAGTTTAATAAAATTGTAGAATATTTTGATTTTGAAAGTAAGGGTTGGTCATATATCAGACAATTTCTTACTGAAGGTGAAGTATTTTTTGAGAATATTATCCACAAAGACTATTCCAATCAAGGTATTTTAGGGTTTGTTAATATACCATCTGAACTTTGCGACCCTGTATACAACAATTTACAAAACCTCATGATCAAAGGCTATATTTACAAAAAGCCTATTCTTGATCCCAAACAACCCCAAAAGGTAGAAAAATATGATTACATCCCAATGGATGAAAATCAGATTACATATATCAACTCTGGTATATACGATGAAAATAGAACATTTGTTTTACCTATTTTAGAAAATGCAAGAAGAGCTTACAGACAGCTTTCACTAATTGAAGATGCTATTGTTATTTACCGAATGGTAAGAGCACCAGAACGTCTTGTATTCAACGTTGATGTTGGTAATATGCCACCACCAAAAGCAGAAGCTTATCTTCGTAAGCTTATTCAGAATTATTGGTCTACAAAGACGTTTGATGTAGATCAGAATGATGCAGTGCAAAAATTTACACCACAATCAATGCTAGATGCATTCTGGTTTGCAAAGCGTCAAGGATCAGAAGGTACAGATGTAAAACAACTTCCAGGTGGTGCTAATCTTGGTGAGTTATCTGATTTAATGTACTTTATTAAAAAGTTATATAGATCACTTAAAGTACCAACATCAAGACTTGACCCTCAAGATGCATTTAGAGATGGTAATGAGATTTTAAGAGAGGAACTCAAATTTGCTCGTTTTGTTATTAGAATGCAGCAAAGATTTTCTTCAGCAATCAAAAAGACATTCATTACCCACCTTAAACTTAAAAATATTTGGGATGAATATGAATTAAAAGAAACTAATTTAAGTGTAGATTTTAATGCTCCTACCAACTTCTACGATTTGAGAGAAAATCAAAAGATGGAACTTAAAACAACAACTTACAATAATATTACACAAAGTGAGTTTATTTCTAAGACATACGCTCAAAAAAGATATCTTAATTGGACAGATCTTCAAGTTCTTGCTAATAGAGAATATCTTAGAAAAGATGCAGAGTTTCAATGGGAGTTACAACAAATTGGTAATTCTGGTCCTAACTGGAAGGAAGCTATCGAAGCGGGAGCTCCTCCAGCAGAAGGAGGCGCTGATCTCGGTGGTGGGGGAGGTGGTGGTGGGGGAGGTTTACCTCCGTCATTTGGAGGTGGTCCAGCAGAAGTGGGTGGTGAAGCACCACCAGAGGGTGAAGCACCACCAGAAGCTCCTCCAGCTAGTGAAGCTCCAACAGCTTAAATAACATAAATGAGCTTACCTTGTACAATAACCCCTATTTCAGCGTTTCAGTCTACTAATCTTAATTCAAAGATTACTACATTCGATAGGCTAGGTGATAGAATCCTACGTTCAATGGGGTACCCATTGGTGACTGTTGAAATTCATAAGGATCAACTCTATGAGAACATTTCGATAGCTATCGAAATGTTTACAAAATATGCTGGTTATACTAAAGAGTATTTGATTTTCGATTCAAGATTATATGAACATGACGTAGGCCTACCTATAGATAAGCTTTATACGCTAGCTAGAACCGGGTTAACTCAAGCAGAACAAAATAGTCATTTAATTACACAACCAAGTTCATCGTTTTATTATACTGTTTCCAATACAGCTTATGTATGTACATCTGCAATATCAAGCTCTGTATTCACATCATCATCTTCGTTAAGTGTGTTCACTAATGGTATTTCTACGTATGAACTTATAAGTGTACCAACATATAATGAAATTATAGCATTAAGCGGACCGTTATCTAGCTCATTCAAATCATCATTTGTACCAACACCAACTGTACAGCAACAGGCTGTTCCAGGTTTAAGAATTAACTCTATATATGATTATGATGTTCTAGATTATAGAAAGGTTATTAGTATAACTAGTTTAGAAGAAGGTAGCAATCAGGGTATTAATACCTTGTTTACATTAGAGCAAACATTAGCACAACAGACATATTTTTCATATGCATTAGGTAATTATGGTTTTGACCTTGTATCTTGGTATACGATGAAAGAATGGATTGATATGAGAGAGAAAGTTTTAGCTACAAAACGCTCATATGAATTTAACGATAGAACACAGATTCTTAAAATCTTCCCACAACCATCAGGTACATCTCAGTTTTATGCTGTTCTTACATGTTATGTTGAAAAAGCTATACGTGATATGATTATGGAGCCTTGGATATATCAATATGCTCTTGCATTGAGTAAAATTTCTGTAGGTAGAGTTAGAGGTAAATTTGGTCAAGTAGCACTACTTGGTGGTGGTTCACTTAACTACGATTTATTAGAAGAAGGTAAGAGTGAAAAAGCTGAACTTGAGAAAAAGCTATACGAAGGTGCATCCCCAGGTTTTGGTGATAATGACCCTATAATGTTCTTTGTTGGTTAATAATGAATAAAAATTCAAAATATACTCAAGGTGTCTTTATACCAAAAAATATAAACAAGTTTATTGGTACCAAGGCATTTTATAGATCGTCTTTAGAATTACGATTTATGAAGTTCTGTGATGTTAATGAAAATGTATTAAAGTGGGGATCTGAAAATGTGATCATTCCTTACCTAAATCCATTAGATGGTAAAATGCATCGTTACTTTGTAGATAATTTTGTACAGATAAAAGAGGGTGGTGGTAAGATAAAAAGATATCTTGTAGAGATAAAACCTTCAGGTCAACTATTACCACCTAAAACCAAATATCGTAAAAAGTCTAATCTGATTTATGAACAAACAATGTATATAACTAACCAAGCTAAATGGCAAGCAGCACGGGAATGGTGCAATAAAAAAGACCTTGAGTTTATTATTATCACAGAAAAACACCTAACAGTAAATAAATAAGTATATGGCAATGCGTCTAAACCTACTAGTAGAAAAACCAATTAAAGAAGAATTCGAATATATCTACGAAGAACAAAATAGAAACGCTCCGTCGTCTTTATATATCAAAGGTCCTTATATGATGGCAGAAGATGTCAACAAAAATAATCGTAGATATCCAAAAGATGAACTTGAACGTGAAGTAAGACGTTATAATGAAGAAATGATTAAGACACAACGTGCAATGGGTGAACTTAATCACCCTACATCCGCAGACGTTGATCTTGAAAGAGCTTGTCACCTTGTTACAGAAATGTATTGTGAGGGTAATATTTACGTTGGTAAGTCTAAAGTGTTATCCACACCTTGTGGTTTAATTGTCAAATCACTTATTAATGATGGTGTAAAGGTTGGTATGTCTTCACGTGCTTTAGGTACTTTAGAAGAAAGTTCAAAGTATAATACAGTTCGTAACATGAGACTTATTGCAGTTGATTGTGTTGCTGATCCATCATGCCCTAAAGCTTTTGTTAATGGTATTTTAGAATCAAAACAATTTGTTCTTGCATTAGATGGTAAGTTTGAAGAAGCTTACGACACACTTCAAAAAGGTATAGGTTCATTACCTAAAAATAATGTAGATAAATTTCTTACTGAACAGATCTTAAAATTCATCTCTAGACTATAAATAACTATATGGCAAAGGCTAAAAAGACTTCTAAAAAGGGTAGTAAACCTGACTATATCGATCTTGACAAAGATGGTAACAAAAAAGAATCGATGAAAAAAGCAGCTAAGGATGCTAAAAAACCAAAGAAAAAGAAAGTTATTAAAGAAAATGTTTTAATTGCAAACTTTATTAAGTGTATAAGCGAAGAAAAGTATGCTGAAGCTAATAAATATTTGAAGCAAGTAATTGAGAATAAGCTCATGAAGAGAATTTCTCAAGCTATGAAGCCAACACTTTTTTAAAATTTATGCTTAAGGACCTAATCCCACAGAACATCTTATCAGAAGAGTCAGTTAATGCAATTGAAAAAGCATTTACACAAAAGCTTAATCTTCACGTTGAATCAGCTCTTACTAAACAAGACGAACTTTACGCTTCAAAATTAAAGTCACTTCTTGAAGCTATCAACAAAGATCATTCCGATAAGCTTACAAAAGTTGTTGAAGCTATCGACAAAAATAATGCTGTAAAGCTTATTAAAATTGTTAAAAAGTATGAAGGTGAACTTAATGAGAACGCTTCTACTTTCAAATCACAAATCGTAGATAATATTTCTACATACCTTGAAGCTTATATCAGTGAAGCTATTCCAGTAGCTGCAATTGAAGAAGCTACTAAGAATAAGCAAGCACTTGCTATTCTTGAAGGTTTAAGAAAAACACTTGCAGTTGATTCAGCTCTTATGAAAGAGTCAATCAAAGATGCGGTTGTTGAAGGTAAGCAACAAATTGATGAAGCTACCCAACAATCACAAAAGCTTGTGAAAGAAAACAATCAACTTAAGAGAAAAATTGATGACATGAATAAGAATTTATTCATTGAATCAAAAGTCGCTAAAATGACACCATCAAAGAATGAATATATTAAAAAGATTCTCTCTGATAAAGATCTTAAGTTTGTACAAGAAAATTTTGATTATGTATCAAAACTCTATGACAAGAGAGAAGCTGAACAGC